CTAAAATAATTCACTTTTGCATTAGTTAACTTTAATGCATTTAACATTGCCGCCAGACTACTGTAACCCGTTCCTCCATAATTCTGTCCCAAAATACCACTTGTGATATTTGATGCGGAGTGAGAATGTGTGCTGGCTGCGGCGCCGATTTTTGAGGGTGTTATATTATGTGGATTGCTCGCTGTTAAGTGTGAAATAACATCAGCAATGATTTTTTGAATTTTGCCCATAATAATTTGCAGGCGTTCCCCAGAGGAGATGTTTTCTCTGGTTGCCGCCTGCTCAAATGTCGGGGTTTGGTCGTTGGTTGCTACATTAGGCACATTGCTCAAGCCCACTTGCTCTTTGGTTGTTTGGTGGGGATTGTTGACATTTTCAATATGAGCATCAAAATCCTCCTGCGGCGTAAAGTCCGTAAATTCTCTTAAATCAACTGTTACATTGTCGGCATCTCCAACCGATATGTTAATGCTGTACTTGCTCTTGAAATAAGAATTTGCACCCGTATATTTCGGAATAACATTGACTTGCTCATCACTATCATAACCATAACAGAAAAGTCCTTCCGTGATGTTGTCGTTTCCGTCATTGTATGAGGCAATAACGCCGTATTCCGACCAGTCGAAGCCTTCCTCCAGCTCGGCATTATCAAATGTGAAAAGAAGTGAAACGCTCTTACTCTGTTTTTCAAACTTGACAATATCCGCCTCCATCACAAAATCAACAATTTCTGTCAGCTCCTTGGGTGCCTCGGTTTCTATGCCTGCTCCCAAATGTACTGCTTTGATTGTGATATTACCGCCCTCAAAAAAGGCTCTTGTGCTCATTTCATAGCCCAAATCGGTAATAATGGGTTTGTTAAAAATCAACTTTATACCTCCTTAACAATAAGCATTTTGCTACCAGCAAAAAGGATTCTGCCTTGATTATCAACAAGGATTTTTGCTCCGCTGTCAACCAATGTAATATCGTCAGTCTCTCCGAGTGAGCGTTCAATCTCATAATAAGAGGCTGCCTCCATGGCAATTCCTGTTTCTGATTCAAACTGCTTAATAATATTGACAACATCCAAAACGGACCTTGCATTTTTCAATCGTTCAATTTTGTTTTCAATGTCATGGATTACATCCTCCGTAACAACGGCGTTTCCTGGCATTGTGATATAAATAGAAAAGTGGTAAGGTGTACCGTTGTACTCAAACCACTCTTTTATTTCAACCATTTCGCTTGTGATTTCAAGAAACCGTTTAATTATTGCTGGCGTTCCGACCAGCATATAACTGGGCAATGTTTCCTTAACAAGTTTCTTTTTTGTTTCAAGCGGTAAGGTTTCATCATAATATAAGGCTCTGTTTTCCGCTGCAAGCAAGTCAACTAATTCCTCTGTAACATTATCTCCAAGTACAGAATTAAAATTGACCGCCTGCATATACTGAAGGAGCCTGTCTTTTTCACATTTAACTGCATAACTCAACGATTTCAGATGGTTGTTATGCAGATTAATGGGCAATAGGTCAGTCAGTAAAACATCTTTAATATCAGTCATCCGCTATTCCCCCATAAGTTATTGCTACATTTGCGCTTAATGAGGCAACCTCATCATCCTCCAACGCTTGATATTGAGGCTCGGTTATTGCAACTCTCTTTACTCCAGCATCCATTAATAATTGTGTTAATTTATCTGGTGTAATATCCCTTCCGATTTTGCCGCTTTGCCATTCAATATATTTATTGATTGCCTCATTTGCGGCGGTCTGAATTGCCATTGCTTTGGTTGTATCACTTTTGTTGATATAGTATGTAAGCTCAATATCATACGAAACGGCGGTGGGAGCCTCAACAACAACCTGGTCAGTTAATGGTCTGATATGTGGCTGGTTAATGAAATTTGATATTTCGGTTAACATACCCTCGGCAGGAATGGCACCATCATCCATAAGCACAATAATATGCACTATTGCCGTTGCAGTATCGGTTGTAACCTTTACATCACTAATGCCGTTGTTAAAGGACTTAACCATATAAGCATAGGCATCCGCTGGACCAGCAACGCTGTATGCGGAGGGTGCAAGGAATGTTCTTTCTCTTAAACTCTCATCATCCTCAATATCGGAGCCGCCACTGCTGACCTCAGTATTGCTTACATGATCAATGTAATTTACAGGGTCAACAAGTATATTAATTTCTCCGACCTGGATGTTGTTTCCAATATCTCCGCTTTCGGTGCAAGTCATTTTTATATCTGTAAAGAGACTGCCTGCTGCAATCTCACAATATTCCTTTGTTTCAAAATAAACCTCGCCATCATTTGATACTCTTGTGCCTGCTGGAATACCAACGGCGGAGGCTCTTGCTTCCTCAAGGCTGAATCTTACTGTTACCGTTGCCGCTTGGGCTGGGTTTCGCTTCGTATTCTTTGCGGCGGCAAGGTTATCCAAAAACTCTCCATATGAGTATTTGAGTAATCCTTGCTTGCCTGCTCTATCCAACAGTTGATAGATCTGTGCAAATTCCAAGGCAAAGGCGTTAATTTCAGCCTTAACGCTATCAGAGGAGATATGAACGGATTTGCCCTCCAGCCTTGTCATTTCGGATTCGTAATTGTTTTTAATTCTTTCAACAATTTCGCTTGCCGTTTCATTGCCGATAAAACTTATATCGGGAGTGTTGTTTAATTCGTTCATTCCTCATCCTCCTCGTCTGCATCATAGTCAACAGCATCATAATAAAAACCGTCCTCAGCGGTGCTGTTATCCGCTGCAACAGGCGGCTGATATTCTGTATTTCTTTCAATCTCAATTCGGGCTGTTATTGTGCCTTCGTCTGTAATTGAAATATCTATGGTTTTAACAAGCACTCTTGGCTCGTATTTTTCAATTTTTTCAATGATTTCCTGTTGGAGCAACGCTTCCGCCACAACAGTTGGCTCATCAATAAGGCTGGTATCAATGCCGTAATTCCGATCTAACGGTATTGAGCCTTTTGGCGTTGCCAGTATAGTTTCAATGTTTGCTTTTATTTCCTCAAGGTTAAGGGAGGAATCAACGCTGCTGATATTAATAGAATTGTCCGTAATTATTCCTCCTATCTGTATTCTTTTAAGTCGAGTGATAATTCAATTTTGGCAACTTCGCCGCCTGCATAAATTATCTTGTAATCCTCTGACATTTTGGTTATTTTCCACATGCCGCTGCCGATTTTGTTTTTACCGATAACCAAATAATTAACCTCGCCTGCTGCAACTGCTTTTTCAAGGTCGGAAAGCGTTTTCATAGGTTTAATTCCAAGTGTTGCATCCAGGATGATGTCGAGGTTTCCTTCGTCCAAATCGGGTCCGTTAAATTCTGATTTGGGCTTTTTGCCGATTCTTTCATGTTCATTCCAACGGCTGCTTACTGTTTTAGAGAGGTTATTGAATGAAAACTGTTTTTCTCGGCTAACCTCAAATACAATTTTTCCCCAGCTGCCTACTTTTGCCATTCAAATCCCTCCTTAAAACTCTGTTTCTCCTCCGTCTGTAATAACCTTTATTTTGGGAGCCGAGACCGTTAATTCTCCATTTTGGAATTTGATATTAACGCCAGGGGCTATGCCCTTATAGTAATTATCCTTGCCAGATACAGGAGGCTTATTAGTTTTATTCCATATAGAGCCAATCACAATGCCAATGGAGGAGCCGTTTGAAAGATACAAAACAACCACCGTATCATCAATATGCGGCATTTTGTATTCGTCATTAAATGAGAGATACGGCATTTCCGCTGTTACAGAGTTGCTCCGTTCCTCATATTTAACGCTTATCATTCCGTTGTTATAGTCAATGGTTGAAACGGTGCCAATTCTTATTCCTGCTCCTTTATTCATGATTGCTCCTTATTTTTTCGGCAAGCGTTGTTGCACTTTGCGAGCCTCAACGGTCATTGAGTAACCGTTAGGCTTTATGCTATGAGTAACGCTTGTTACAAAGTATTTTCCGCTCAATGCTCCAAATCCAGTTAATTT